TTATTTTCTCCTGCCGCAATTCTTATCATATACAGGATTGCATGCATAGAAATTTCTCGAATCAAGATTATCCTGAGTAATACGAAGTGCTTCGCCGAAGCGTTGATAATGAACTATTTCACGTTCACGCAGAAACTTTATAGGATCTCTTACGTCGGGATCGTCGGTGAGACGCAGAATGTTATCATAGGTTGTGCGAGCTTTTTGTTCTGCTGCCATGTTTTCGTGCAAATCGGTTATAATATCTCCTTTTGACTGGAAATATGTTGCGGTAAAAGGTGCCCCTGAAGCTGCGATAGGGTATATTCCTGTGGTATGATCTACGAAATAAGTGTCGAAACCGCTGGACTTTATTTCGTCAATGGTAAGTTCCTTTGTTAGCTGATAAAGGATTGTAGAAATCATTTCCACATGAGCGAGTTCTTCCGAACATCAATGATATATATGACGAATAAAAGTTAAATCAAGGAGATATTAACAGCAAAGGGGACTGGATGCCATCTGTCACGGATGGATGTTTCCCGGTGATAAGTAATGTCCTTGATGATAGTACGCAAAAAGCGATTAGTATCTTCGATAGGCGAGGACTTATCCTCAAGAATTGCGATTGCTTCTTGGAGAGCGACGTATCTTTGTTCGTAATCGACAATAGAAATTTCGTTAGCTTTAGCCTCAGCGATTGAATCCAGAAGCTCCTGACGACGCTGAGCGAGAGCAGCGTTACGCTTTACAAAGACCTCACTGCTGTATACACCTTGTTCAAGAAACTCATATAATCGTTCTTGTTGTGTTTCCAGAGCGTTCAGTTCTTTTTGGAGAGCAGCGGACACAGCTTTTTGTGCCGGGAGTGCAGTATCGGTTTTCCCCTCCAGAATTTCCTTGATATCGGCAGCGTACTTTTTCAGTGCCTTTATGACTTCTTCCTCGACTTCTGAAAAGGTTGCCGACCTGTTTCCGCAGCGCATCTGGTAGGCACAATGGAGTCTCGGCTGACTTGAGCGTTGAGACTGATAAATCATAGGTCTTCCGCAGGAGCAGTGCATAATACCTGCAAAGGGATTCCGCAAGCCTGATGCAGCTTTTTTCTTTGGCAGAGTTCCGAAGCGTGCCATGGCAGCATTGAATAGTTCTTCCGATATAATTCCTTCGTGTTTGCCGTCAACCAGAATCCAGTCTTCTTTTTTTGCCTTGGGACGTGAGGACTTCAGTTCTCCGTCCTCATATTTTTTTATGGTCTTACGCCAGTTCCAACGGATTTTTCCGATATAAACAGGGTTCTTTATTATATCACGCACGCTGGCGTTGCTCCAGAGCTCCGACTTCCTCGGTTTTATATGCATTGCATTCAGGCGGTTCGCAATTGTGGTGGACCCGATGCCGTCCTTGACCCATAATTCAAAAATGAGTCTGACGATATCAGCCTCGGAGTTCGGGACCAATGTGAACGACTTTCCAATCTTGACCTTATCATATCCGTAAGGAGCTACGGAGCCGATGAAGTTGCCCTCGTTCACCGAAGCAATACGTCCTCGGGTCATAATTTCCTTGACGTATTCAAGGTAGTCGTTTCCTCTCATGAGCTCCATTTCGAAGAATTTACGGTCGAACTTATCTGAAAGGTCGTATGTTTTCTGCGGAGTGATAACAAGCGTTTCTGTATAGCGGAACGCTCTGATTATTGTTCCGCAGTCTGAAAGGTCACCTCGGCTGAGTCTCTGAGGTTCTACGATAAGAACTCCCGTTATGTTCTCGTTCTGGATCCGTTCAAGCAGCCTGTTCACTTCGGGACGGTCCTGTATTGTCTCGCCCGAGACCACTTCCCGATAAATAAGCGATTCGGGAACTGCTCCGCCAAGCTTTGCTTCAGCATGGTCCTGCAGAATCTTACAGTGCCTTGCAAGAACTTCCTCTACCGTTTCGTGTTCGCCGTCGGCTCTCGACTTCCTCAGGTATATCAGGTACTTTTCTTCCATGATTTCTCCTCTCTATAGTTTTCCCCTGCGGTGTTTCCTTCACGGCAGGGGCTTTTTTATTATACTATGGATTACAATTTCCGCATGGCTGATAGCCTTGTGCTTTAACTTCATCACGAGTTCCTGTATATACTTCGTAGTTCTCAGCTTTAATATTAGCAACCGAATAACAGCTTTGATAATGGAATTTATGTGACTCCTTATTCAGTACATAAGTATAAGTACGCTGTGTAGGCTTTTCTGTTGGTGCTTCTGTAACAACTATAACAGTAGTAGTAGTAGTTGTTGTTGTTTCGGCTTTAGTTACTGTCGTGACTTTAGCAGATGTAGTAATATTTGCTTTAGTAGCTGCGACGCTCTCGGTTGTTGCTTCGGAGCTTGTTGCGGTAGTTGTTGTTTCGGATTCGGTAGTTGTGTCGGTAGTCGCTTCCGAGCCTGTCTCTGAGCTTGCTTCGGTAGTTTCCTCGGTGACGAGCTGAGAGGGCATGCTTCTGTCGGGTTCAGGTTCCTTATTGTCGTTCCCTGCCATAGCGGCAATCACAAACAATGATACTATACCTGTTACTACGCCCTTGACAGTAGTGTTCCACTTGCTGTATCTCCAGAGCAGATATAAACCAATCGGGAAAAACAGTATTAACATTAGTATTATTCCCCATGTTCGCTTATACCAGACAGTGTCGGGATTCGCAGCTTTCTGTTCCTTGGTTTTACGATATACCCATCTGAAGAAAAAGAACAACAATGTAAGCGGCAGAAGTCCAATAGCGATTATTGTTGTCAGGCATCCGCCTCCGCCTTTGCCTTTTTTGCCTCCGAAGCTCTTACTTGCTCCTACGTAAAATCCGCCTATTTTTTTGCCGTATCCGATTCTGAAACTCATATTTTTCACACTCCTTACTTTTTTACTCATCTGCATAATTTTACGTCAGCTCTGTCACGCCTATTACGCAGAGCATTTTGAACATCGATTATTTGTTTTTCTTGAAGAACGCCATATCAATTTTTATTATTTTATATGGTTTAAATCTTATGTATGATAGACGTGCAACAATTTTGTCGCCTCTATTTATATAATCGTTAGCCATATCTTGCAGTTTTCCACGATACAGATACCCGAGCTTTTTTCTTTGTGGAACAAATAAAAGCATAACGGCTTTATCATCCGCTTCATTTGTGGGTTCTTGTATAAGAACGATTTGATTTCCTATTTTGACGTCTTGAGGGATGTATTCCCATGATGTGATTTCAACATCTTTATAGTGATATTTTAAAGTGTAGCCATCAATAGGTTCTGTTACCGACTTTTTCTCATCAGATAATCTGTCTTGCGGTATACCGGTTATGAGACTTTTTATTAGTTTCGATATTTTCATGGTTCAACTCCTCATCTTCTATAATATAACATAATAATTACGGCAATTCTGCTATGCCTATTACGCAGCCTTTACATTCGATATTGCCGTCCGTGGGGTAGATATCCTCATATTCAGGGTTCCTTGAAATAATACGACCTTTTCCTGCTTCCTTGATGTAACCTTTGCCGTTCTGCATGAACAGTCCGACTTTGCCGACGGGAACCTCAGAAGCCAGAGCAATATAAACTATATCTCCGTCATAATAATCGGGTTCCATGCTTGCACCCTCAACCTTTACGGCGAAATCAGCCTGCCGAGCTTCGGGAGTATCAATTACCTCAATGGTTCTCCACTGGTCAGGGTCGTTCAGGTCGAAGCCTGTTCCTGCCGAAACCTTGTTTTCGCTCAGCTTTCTGAACAGGAAGGTGTTTGGTGTATGCTTATCCATACATCTTTCGTATTCAAGATTCAAAACTGCATTAACCATTTTTTTACCGTTGTCATCTATAGCGTTGTACTTACTTACAAAGCTTGGTGACAATGGCTTTTGTTTTTTACGAACATATTCGACATAAAACTCTTCTGGGTCGCAGTCGAGGTATCTGCATATGTCGAGGAAAACCTCTATTTCTATTTTAGATGTATCTCTTGACAGCATACTGCTCAATGTCGTTTTCGGTATTCCGATAGCTTCAGCTAATTCAGCCTGCTTGACATTTTTTTCTGCCATTTTTTGTTCAAGCAGCTTTCCAAAGCCCATAAAATCAGCTCCTTTCATAAATATATTATACATTCAAGGTGTTTCAAAGTCAATACAATTGTGCGAATTTGCGGATATAAATGCGAAATTTGTGCAAGATAAATAAACTATACTGGCATCTATTGGTTATTTATCCAAAAATCGAAAAAGCGTACAAAACCACTTGACTTCGTACGAAAAAGCGGTTATAATCATAAATGTAAGAACGCAAATTCGTATAAGGAGGTGCAGTATGTACGTAAATCTGTGTGATCATCTGAAAAAGAAAGGGCTTTCCGTAAATGCAGCGGCTGCTGCTATCGGAATGCCCGAAGCTACATTCAGAACTAAGGTTCAGAACAGAAGTTTCAGCGTCGAAGAGGCGTTCAGTATCAAAGAAAACCTCTTTCCTGAGCTTGATATTTTCTATCTGTTCAAGCGTGACGAGAAAGGAGAGTGAGGAAATGAAACGCAATGATTTCTGTATCAACACAAAGGAAAGCGGCTGTGTATGGGGCGAGCTTTCGAACTGGCAGGTTGTAGAGCTTGCAAGGAAGCTTCATCCACTTCATCTTCTCGGAATCTATAATGAGTACAACGGCAGGAAGTACGTGGTTCTCAGAGCCGAGGAGTCAGGCATCAACTACATTGTCCAAATAATATGACAACTGTACAACCATCCGACGAATAGACTTGAAAGAGGTGATAGTATGAAAGACGACATCAGAGACGTGAAAGAAACCGAGACCGAAACTGAACGCATTGTATCATACAGAACGGATAAGGCTTTTGTGACGGTACATATCCCCAAACGTACTCCCGAACAGCAGGCAGAGTATGAAAAGAATGTAAGAGCAGCTCTGCGCCGACTCTATCATTCAATCACTTCCAAGGGGCTCGACTGGGATGAGCTCGTGAGGAAGCATCGTCCGCCTGCTGAGGGTGAGGGCACATGAAAATCTTCTTACTTACCCTGTCGGACAGGTGGGGGAACGTTGTTGCAAGGGTTGTGCCTGCATCAGACCTTGCGGCTTCATTGGAGAGCGTCGGTCCCGATGAGAGACTGTTCCTCTATAATTATTGCGTGATGGGAGGTGATTTGTAATGTTCGATATATTGGTTGATGTCGCTCTGACTGCGGCGGTTGTGATGATTCTTTACGTCATCAGCGAGAGTTTGTCCCTTTATGAGGAGTACTCTGAACGGAAGACCTCTCGACGGCGTGAGTTCTTCCGGAAAAAAGCCTACGCCGAAATGGACAGGTCCCGTGCCGAGAAGCTCAACCGTCAGCAGCTCTGGCGGCAGTTCATTCAGAAATGAAAGGAGAGTCAAATAATGTGGATTAGCGGCAAATGGTACACAGAACCACAGGTACAAGCTTATGTTGCAGAGCTTGAAAAGAATGTCATAAAAGCTGAAATCGAAGCTGTCAGGAATTTTGCACTAAGTCTGAAAAACAGGATGCAGCTTGTTGCTCCGAGTGTATATGCGGCTCCTTTTCGTGCGGTTAGCGTCGGAGACATTGATGAACTTGCGGATTCTGTATGCAAACGACTTGAACAGGGAGTGATAAAAATATGAAATTCTATTTAAACTATGACGAAGCGGTATCGTTATTGCCAGACGGCGATGATATACACACTTTTAAAAATGTTCCGTTCGGTTTAATAGGGGCTGATTGGAGCAGAGAGGATATTCTCAACAAATTAAAAGAAGATGATATTATCATTCAACTCACAGGTGAACAGGCAAAGGCGATGAATCACGGAATGTGTGCTTATAACAAAAACGTAAAGGACCGAAGTGATATTTTATTCATCGAAACAGATGAAGAAAAGCTGACCGCTTTTGAGCAAACCCACTCAACCGACGGTGAGGGGTGAGAAAGGAAGATGAGGGGAAATGAAAATAATGGTTGATGTTGGCGACAAAATAAAGGTATCTGCAAAGGTATTGCCGACACATAAAATGGATATTGAACCCGAAGATTTGCCTGAATATTTTGAGGGTGAAGTTGTTTCTGTTAGAAAAAATACAAAAGGTTGGTTTTTCAAATTCAAAGTATATGAGCAATGGTTAAGAGAAGAATTTGACAATGAGTGTGGATATTACACTTCCGCTTATATGGAGTACAAATATTTTACCTTGCCAATGTGTGCAATAGGAAAAACCGCCCACCCAACCGAGAATGGCGGTGATACTTAATGAGAAAACCTGACCGGTACCGTATTGAAGTAGTGTTCCACTATCCCTCGAACTACGTGCTCAGGCACACATCCACGGAAATAACGGGAATGCTGGAGCTTGAGACAAAACGCTGTCATATCGAAAGTATTCTTGCAGAGCTGAATGTCAGGTCTTTCAGGATTGTTGAATGCAGCAACCCTTTGCAGGTTATGAAGGAAATGGAAACGCTTCCCGATTTTTATTTTGAAAATAAGAGGTGATGAACAGCATGGCTAAGAAGATTCTTACAGCAGAGCAAATCGAATGGGCATATCATAAGTGGTGTGCGGGATACAGTCAAAAAGAAATTGCAGATGCTTTGTTCGTCGATTCTAAGACCGTAAACAGAGCACTGAGGGACAGAAAAAGAGTCCGTCCAAGGCTTGTGTATAATTTCAGTAAGGAGAATAATAATGAACGCACTCAGACTTGACAGATTTCAGGTGAGCGAAATCGAAATCGAAAACACTCTCGAAGCCTTGCAGAATGAAGTCGGCGGATACATTGAGGTCGTAATGCTGTCGGACAAGGCGGCAATGATTGTCAATGAGGAGGGACTGCTGCTCGGACTGTCTCCCAACGTGATCGCCTCAGCTGCTGCCGGTACTCTGATTGTCGGCAATGCTCTTATTGTCGGTGTGGACGGCGAGGACTTCACGGACGTTCCGTCTGATATCATTAACAGGATAAAGAAAAAGCTCCCCGAAGGGAGCATAAGTAAAATATAATGTCTATGGGTACATTGTACCATAAAGGAGTAAAAATGTCAATATATGAAAAAGCTGCGGCGATTGCGGACAAGCTTACGGATATTCTCCGAAGTCTTCCACCCTCGCCCGATATTCCCAGACGGACTATTCTTCCGTCTGACATTACTAAATCAACTGACGACGAAATCAATTTTTTCTATCGGAAGGTGTGTACAGATGAGTGAAAAAACACATTGGAAGAAAATGACTAACCCCAATTATATGGGCGATTATTCTATTCCCGAGGGCTATGACCTCATTGCGACTATTGATTATGTTGCACAGGAAAAGGTTGTAGGAGTCGGAGGCAAGTCCGAAATGGAGGTCGTTGCACACTTCTCCGACGGAAATAAGCCTCTGATTCTGAATAAGACAAACATGAAAACTATCCAGAAGATATACAAGACTCCGTATATCGAGGACTGGAAAGGCAGAAAAATTCAGATTTACTATGACCCCACTGTCAAGTTCGGGCGTGATACGGTCGGAGGACTCCGCATCAGAGACTTTATCCCTGCTCAGAAGGAGATTTCACTGATATGCAGCGACTGCGGAAAGAGTATCGGTCCTGCATACGGAAAGAGTGCCGAATGGGTGTCAATGTACACTCACAAAAGCTACGGCAAGGAGCTTTGTGCGGTCTGTGCTCAGAAGCTCAAGGAAAAGCTTGACGCATCGAAGGCTCCCGATCCGCTTAACAATAAAAAGGAGGAAAATGTCTAAATGAAAACCACAAAAATCAGGATAAAGAATCTTTTCGGCATTACCGAAACAGAACTTGACGGACGTTCTGTTGAGATTACGGGTGCTAACGGAGTCGGAAAAACTTCTGTGATAGATGCGTTCCGATACGCACTCACTAATCAGTCTGACCGCAGTATAATTGTCCACAATGGCGAAAAAGAGGGCGAAATCATCATAGAAACCGATACGGGACTGAGTATAGACCGCCGTAAGCGTACAGAACAGGCTGATTACAAGTCTGTAAAGGAAAACGGCAGAGAAGTGATGTCTCCGGAGAGCTTTCTGAAACAGCTGTTTTCTCCGCTTCAGCTTGACCCCGTATCGTTTACGCTGATGAGTGCGAAAGAGAAGAACCGTGCGATTCTTGACCTTGTTGAGTTCGATTGGGACCTTAATTTCATCCGTGAGAAGTTCGGCGAAATACCTGACTGGATTAATTATGACCAGAATATTCTTCAGGTGTTGAGTGATATGCAGTCAGAGAACGGTGAGTGGTTCAAGGAACGTCAGAACATCAACCGTGACATCCGTAACGAAACTGCATTTATAGGTGACATTGCAAAGGATATTCCTGCAAACTATCAGGCTGAAATCTGGGAAAAATACGACCTCGGAGCGTCGTATAAGAAGCTCGAACAGATGAAAGAGTTTAACAGCCGCATCGAGCGTGCAAAGCTTTTCCGCAGCAGCTATGATGCTAAGCTAAGACAGCTCGAAGCCGATAAAATGATTACGGTTTCAGCTGAGGAAAAGGCTGTTGCATCAGAACGTGAAAAACTCCTTTCCGATATTGAGCGTATGAAAACGGAGATAAAAGCCTGTGAGGAAAAGCTGTCGGGACTCTCGGACAAGCTTGCGGACAAGAAAGCACTTGCAGAGAGCAAATTCAATGAAGCCAGAACAAAGCTCGATGCCGATATGAGCCTTGCGGATGAGTATATGGACAAACAGCCTCTTGATTGTTCTGAGCTCCAGTCTGAGCTTGACAATGCCGAAGCTATGAAACGTCACCTCAATGAGTACAACCGCATGAAGTCCATGCAGGAGGAAGTTGAGAAGCTTCAGGAGATTTCTGCGGAGTATACCAGAAAGATTGAGCTTGCAAGAGCATTGCCCGGAATTATACTCGAAAATGCACATATTCCCATTGACGGACTTACCGTAAAGGACGGCGTTCCGCTTATCAATGGTCTTCCTGTCTCAAATCTCTCCGAGGGCGAGCAGCTCAGTCTCTGCGTTGACGTTGCACTTTCGAAGCCTAACGGATTGCAGATTATACTTATCGACGGAACAGAGAAACTGACATCGGAAAATCGTGATAAGCTGTACAGCAAATGTCATGAAAAGGGTGTGCAGTTCATTGCAACCAGAACGACCGATGACTCTGAAATGAAGGTGACATACCTTGAATAACCACAATCTTACTGCCGAGAACTACTTCTCTCCCGAAAACAATATGCGGTACATGAGCTCATCGCAGTTCGGGAGCTTCCTCAGATGCGAGGCGGCAGCTCTGGCTGAGCTTCGGGGAGAGTATGAGAGAACCGTTACCGACGCAATGCTCATCGGCTCGTATGTGGACGCTCATTTTGAGGGAACGCTTGATATTTTCAAGGCTCAGCATCCCGAAATCTATACCCGCAGCGGAGAACTCCGTGCCCAGTATCGTCATGCGGAAACCATAATCAATCGTGTGGAGCGTGATGAACTTTTTATGCGGTATATGTCGGGACGCAAGCAGGTTATAATGGTCGGGGAAATTGCGGGAGTCCCGTTCAAAATCAAGGTGGACAGTCTCCACGATGAAGCAATAGTTGACCTCAAGGTAGTAAAGGCCTTCGCTCTGATTTGGAACCCCGAAAAGAAAATGAAGCAGCACTTTGTTTTCTTCTGGGGCTATGACAGACAGGGTGCGGTTTACCGTGAAATTGTCAGACAGAATACAGGCAGGACGCTGCCGTTCTATATAGACGCCGTTACCAAGGAGAAGCCTCAGCCTGATTTGCAGCTCTACTGGCTTCCGGATGAGGACATGGACAACGCTCTGAATGAGGTCGTTTCGCTTGCACCGAGATTCCGCATGATTAAAGAGGGAAAACTCACTCCGCAGAGGTGCGGAAAATGCGATTATTGTCGGTTCACAAAGGTTCTGACGGGTCCCGTCAACATTCACGAGGAAATGGAGGTCTACGAAGTTGAGCAGCCGTGATGAAAAACTGGAATTCATGAAAAAGGTCACTATTCTTGTGGATACCCGTGAAAAGAAAAACGAGCATATTATTGAGGCTCTGGACAATCTCGGCGTTATGCACGAAAGCAGAAAGCTCGATTACGGCGATTACAGCTTCACTATCGAGAACAGGGACTTCTCACGTTCCTGCATCATCGAGAGAAAGGCTGACGTCGATGAGCTCTACAACAATATTACCACTGACCGTCAGCGTATCGAAAAGGAGTTCGACACGATTGCAAGGAACGCAGTACAGTGTCGTCTGCTGATTGAGAACGTCTCTGGATGGGTGTCGCTCAGAGGGTACACTCTCCCCGAGCTTACCGCCGATAAGCAGGGGCGCAAGGTCAGAAACATCGGCGAAACCGTTCATAATACGCTGAAATCGTGGCAGTGCGGAAACCGCTACGGCTTCGGAGTTGAATTCTCTCCCGACAAACAGCACTCCGCACTGATGATGCTCGATATTTTCTTCTGGTTCTGGCGTAACTACAAGCAGCAGACTGCTCCGAGGAGGTAAGTATGGGAAACAGAATACCGCTTGAAAAGGCTGTAAGGATGGCGAGGATTGCTCCCTGTGAGGACATCTACACAACAAATAATCCCTACGGTTTCAGGATAAATGTCAATCACCCCAGAATCAGACCCCTTTATCAGCGCTATAAGGAGCACATCGGAGAACGTATCCTCTCCGATAATCAGCGCAGACACTTCGAACTCCTTATCTTTGAACTCATGGAAAGAAGGAAAATCACATGAAACATGAAAAGTTTTCCGTTATTCAACGGGTTTGCGTTTAAAAATTCCCTTTTTCGGGACTATTACAAAATACGGAGGTATAATTTATGGTCGAAACAAAAAGCATTCTTGAAATGGCTCAGGGAGCTATCATGGAACAGGTGAATCTGGAGGTCTCAAAGATTGTCGATAATATCCTCGACCTCAACACCGAGCCCAAGAAAAAGCGTACACTTACTCTTACGGTGGACTTCGTTCCGAACAGCGACCGTTCTCAGGTAGTTATCAACGCTACCGCAAAGAGCAAACTTCTCCCGAACAACGCCGTTCAGACCACTCTTTATGTCGGAGCCGACGCTTCCACAGGAGAAATTCAGGCTGTTGAAATGGTGCCGCAGGTTCCCGGACAGCAGAGCTTCGACGGTACGGTTCAGGAAGAGCCGAAAATACTTAAAATTGCAGGAGGTATGTAATTATGGACAGAACAGCAATCGAAAAAATTGTGGAGCTTGGTGCTCCGAACATCATTAGTGCCGATAACGGACACACGTATTCGGACAAGCCGCTTCACGTTATCGAAGCTCCGAGAACAGCAACGCTCTTTTTCCATACGCTTGACGGACTTGTTCAGGTTCTCACAGCAGAACATCAGCGAATTTCGGCTCCGATTCTTGTAAACGTGTTCGATGAAGAAAACATTATCGTTTATTCGGCAATTGATTATGACGACAGAAAACGTGAAACCCCGTATAAGGTCAATGCCGAGCTTGTGGAGATTCCTTTCAACCGCCGACTTGATTACGAGCAGATGATGATTACACTGAAATCAAAGTTCGTTGAAACTCCCGAGCTCCTTGAACTTGTAAAGCTTCTTGGCAGCATTACCGAGGAGAATAGTGCTGCTGTTTCCGATGACGGCTTCACGCAGTCCGTTGTAGTCCGCAAAGGTATTGCACTGAAGGAAGGCAAAACCGTTCAGCCGATTGTGAAGCTTAAGCCATATCGTACTTTCAACGAGGTTGAACAGCCCGAAAGTGAGTTCCTGCTCAGACTTTCCGACGGTGCTCAGGTTGCTCTTTACGAAGCCGACGGCGGTGCATGGAAGCTGACCGCACGCAGAAATATTGCAGACTACCTGAGAAAACAGCTTGCTGCACTTATTGATGACGGCATAGTTATTGTTGTGGAATGATTACTTATCCCGACGGGCGGCATAGTCCGTCCCGAGGGAACACAAAGGAAGTGGTTCAATGGCACGCCCGAAGAAAACGGGACTTGATTACTTTCCTTTTGATGTGGATTTTTTCAGCGACAGGAAGATAAAGCGGCTTCGGGCGTCCTATGGATCCGACGGAGTTGACGTGTATATCTACCTGCTCTGCGAGATCTATCGCAGCGGATATTACGTTGAGTACGATGAAGATCTCATTCTTGATATTTCGGATGAGCTTAATATCAAGGCGAACACTACAATGCAGATATTGAACTACTTGTTCAGTCGGTCACTGCTCATGGTGAAAGAGAGCAAACTTGCTGTTCCGGTCAAGGTCATAACTGCTGCATCAGTCCAGCGAAGGTATCAGGTAGCCAAGAAAGCGGCGAAGCGTGATGTCGATGTAGCTGCGGAGTTCTGGGTTCTGAAAAAATCAGAAACCGAGAGCTTTATTAAAGTGCACCCTTTGAACGGTTTTTCCGAGAATAACGAGAGTTTTTCCGAGAAAAACCAAAGTAAATCCGAAAACAACTCCACAAAGGAAAGTAAAGGAAAGAAAAGTAAAGTAAAGGAGAGTAAAGGGGAGGAAACTCCGCAGTCGTTTCCCGATTCCTCAGACTCTCCCACTCCACTCGAAAGGCTCGTCTACGATTACGGCAGGGAGAACGCTGATAAGTACATCGGACGTGTACGGTCGTGGTACGCTGAAAAGGGCAGGAAGCTCACCGATGCTGTCGGTACTGCACGGAAATGGATGGAAAACGACGGCGTTGAGACTGTTGACCACGATATCGAAAAATACAATGCTGTCATCAATAAGTTCTGAGGAGGTCTGAGACATGAACAATCAAAGGAATAATCGTCGGTTCAGAATCCGCAACGTCATTACGGGGACTTATATTCATGTTACGCTGTTCAGACTGCTGGAGTTCTCAGACCGCAGAGAAGCTGTTCTGTGGATTCAGCGTCACGGTCTCAGACGTGATGTGTATTGTGTGGAGGAGACGTTATGACTGCACATGAGGAGCGTGTTCTCTCGTGGCTCAGACGTGCCTTCCATGCCGAGAAAAAGGCGAAGACTCTTGAAATGCTTGCGGAGAGATGTCGGGAAAAGGCTCAGAGACTTGCACGAAACTCAATCACCACAGGAAGAAACGACAGCTGTGAAAACTCTACCGAAAAGGCTCTGGCAAAGCTCGCTGACATGGAACGTGCAGCCGAAGAACAGAGAGCCGAAGCTGTTATGCTCGCCGACGAAATCAGAAAGGCTGTCTCCTCGCTCCATGACGACGCTCTCGAAACGGTTCTCATTCATCGGTTCGTGCTTTTCCACACCGTTGAGCAGACTGCCGAACTCCTCGGATGCTCTGCGAAAACGGTTAAAAGAAAAACTTTAACGGCAATTTCGAAAATGTCCTTGAATGTCCCCTTCATTCTGTGATATAGTGTATAAAAGAGATTATGAAATCACGCAATCATACTGATGCTCTCCTTTTATTTCAGAATGCCGTTCCGCTTGGGACGGTATTTCTGTATCCATGGGGGAGAGTACCCCTGTACACTGCCTAAAGGACTACAGCAGGGTCACTGCTCATATTTCTCGCTGAAACTATCTGAGGAGGGTGTGGATTATGGAATACGGACTGCCGTTTCTTAAGCAAAAGCTCAACAGCAAACAGCTCAGGGTGCGTACCCGATATAATTACTATGACATGAAGATTGTTGTGAGTGAGCTCAGCAGCATCCTCCCCAAGGAGTTCAGCTGGCTTGCATATTCTCTGGGCTGGTGTGCAAAAGCCGTTGACAGTCTTGCAGACCGCATCGTCTTCGACACCTTCAGCTGCGACGACTTCGCTCTCAACGAAATCTACAGACTCAATAACGCCGATGTCCTCCACGACGACGCCGTCCTCTCCGCACTCATCTCCTCATGCTCATTCATCTGCATCGGTCAGGACTCAACAGGCTATCCCACCATGCAGGTCATCGACGGCGGTAATGCTACCGGAATTATCGACCCCGTCACAAAAATGCTCACCGAAGGCTATGCCGTTCTGAAGCGTGACGAGCACGGTACTCCAGAACTGGAAGCTTATTTCCGTCCCAATCAGACCGACTATTTCGTCAGAGGCAGGCTCGATACGGAGCAGACTTTCATGCATCAAGCTCCGTATGCTCTGCTTGTCCCCATTATCAACCGTCCCGATGCGGCTCGACCATTCGGTCACTCACGCATTTCCCGTACCTGTATGCACATCACTCAGGCTGTGCTCAGAACCTTCCGCCGTATGGACGTTTCAGCCGAGTTCTACAGCTTCCCTCAGAAATATATCCTCGGTCTCTCAGATGACGCCGAATTCAATAACCGTGCGGCGACTATCTCGTCGTTCCTCAACATCGGCAAGGACGAGGACGGCGATAAGCCCACTGTAGGTCAGTTCACCCAGCAGTCTATGACTCCCTACGCAGAACAGCTTAAAGCTTACGCCTCCGTCTTTGCAGGCGAAACGGGTCTCACGCTTGATGACCTCGGCTTCACGACCTCGAACCCCGCAAGCTTCGATGCAATAAGAGCTTCACATGAACAGCTCAGACTTACGGCTCGCAAGGCTCAGCGTACTTTCGGGGTAGGTCTGCTCAACGCAGGCTATCTCGCCGCCTGCATCCGTGACAGGATTCCCTACGACCGCCGTGCTTTTGCAAATACCGTTCCACAGTGGCTCCCTGTCTTCGAACCCGATGCCGCTGCCCTCGGTGCGGCAGGTGACGCTATCCTCAAAATCAATCAGGCTGTCCCCGACTTTATCGGCAATAATAATATCCGCCGTCTTACAGGTCTGGAGAGTGATGCGGAGTGATAAAAAGCAGTTCCGAAGAAACGCTTCTGACATCAGATAATCGTCTGACTGAAATCTCAAAGTATTACGATAAGCTGAAAAAAAGACTTGATGCAAGGATAAAAAACGATGAGCGACTTACTGCTATTTACATGAAAATCGCTGAGGGAAAAGCCGATTTCAAGGATACGGCATTATACTCCGAAATCGTTTCCAATCATCTTGCAGAAGTTCTTTCAAACAGTATCGGTGAACTCAATACACCTCTTGCCAAGCAGTTTGTATGTGAAGAGCTTCTCAAAGACCAGCATTCAGCTGTCAACAAAGTTCTCGGAGACGTTCAGGTAAGGATTGACGAAGAAAACAATATCCACATCAAGCCGCAGACTCCTGAGTTCCCTGCCGAAAGAGTAAAGAAAATCGCCAAGTCCCTGACCGACCCTACCGTTCCCGAAAAGACCATCAAACGCCGTGCAAAGGCTCCCGTCGCCAACGTCTCAAAGAGCTTCCACGACGACTACATCAGAAAAAATGCCGCCTTCCGCAATGATGCGGGACTCGATGTGTATATCGTCCGTATGGGAACAGGCTGCTGCAAGTGGTGCTCGGAGGTTTCGGGGAAGTACAAATTCGGTTCTCAACCCGATGACATCTTCCGTCGGCATGACAACTGCGACTGCACAATAATTTACGATAATCAGGTGCTCAGAGGTAAGAAGAAATCCGACGGCAGCCGTTCCAAGACATGGGAGGAAATCCCAAATGCTCCCGTTGAGTATTCACCGACAGTCCTCTCGGAACAGGACGGCAGAGAGCTTCAGCAGCGGAATCTCAGCCGGTTCAGAGGGTTGACAAACAGCGGTGATAATGATAAAATAAGAAATATAAGGCTGGACGATGTTAAAGATGCTGTCAATAACAGTAAAATCAGTGAAAATGTGGCGAAAACCATATTTGATGCACTCGGCGAGGATAACGGACAATACCTGTTCGACGATGTTGCTGTTGTTCAGCTTGATTCCAATATTGTCATGCAGACAGATCCGGTAAGGAAAGGTACTTTCTTTGATACTCGGCTTAATCTTAATGAGAATTTCTTAGGTGGCAAAACAGTAAAGCAGCTTGATGAACAAATGAAAAATACAGATTATACAGTTGCCAATTCATTGCGTGAAGCTGTAATTCATGAAAAATATCATGCTAAGCTTATAAACGGACTGAATCAGAGTCAGCTGGAATCATTATATGATTCGTTATCCGATTATCATATTGATGGCATAAGTCCTACTGCATGGAAAGATGGTTCTGAATGTATTGCAGAAATAGGCGTTCTCTTTGAACGTGGTGAAACAGACGATTTGCCACAACACGCAAAAGACTTGTTCAACAAATACATAGGAGGGATATGATGATAAGATTAGGAGATTGTGACGATTGCAAAAACAGATTTGGTTTTAAGAATGGACATACTCTTTGTCATGCCTTTCCTGAAGGTATTCCTTATGAACATATGGAAAAGGACTTGAAATCACTAAAAGAATGCAATAACGGTATAGGCTTTGAGCCTAAGACAGAGAATAACGATTAACCGCCTGTAACAGGGCGGTTTTCTTATACCTTGAAGGAGGTGGCTGAGCATGGCAAAACCGAATCTTCGTCCCGACCACAACGGTACCCAGAGAGCTCAGTTTGAATCAAACAAGCTGAAAATCTATGCTTCCCAGAAAAACTGCGGAATCTGCGGTAAGCCTGTGGACTTCTCGCTGAAATTTCCGCACCCTCTCAGCCGTTGTATCGACCACATCATCCCCGTCGCTAAAGGCGGTCATCCCTCCGACATCGCTAACCTCCAGCTCGCTCACATGACCTGCAACCGACGCAAGTCCGACAAGCTTATGCCCGAACGTGACTTCACTACAGGTACTGAACTCGTTTCAAACCGCCTTCTGCCTCTCACTTACGACTGGAAAACTATCTGACACCTGCGAAAGGAGCTGATCCGATGAGCGATAAGAGGCTCGGACGGCAGACTCCTGTTGTTTCCGTGGTTCTGCCGTATACTCAGTCACTCGGAACTGAGGCTGTTGAAATCTATAACAGGTCAAGACGTACTGCTCAGCCGTGGCAGGAGCTTATGCTTGAGGACATTATGGCTCTCGACTGCGACGGTCTGTGGACGCATATGAAGTTCGGCTGGTCTGTCCCTCGAAGAAACGGTAAGAGCGAACTCCTTATCATCAGAGCTGTGTGGGGAGTCTCCCACGGGCGGCGTGTCCTCTATACTGCTCACCGTACTACGACTTCTCACAGTGCCTACGAAAAATGCGTTGACCGCCTCTCCGAAGCAGGCTTCACGGAGGGCGTTGACTTCAAAACTACCAAGCAGTTCGGTCTTGAGCATATCGAGTGGCTCAGGGACGGCAGCAGTGCCGTCATCAACTTCCGTACACGTTCAAGCAAGGGAGGTCTCGGCGAGGGTTACGACGACCTCCTCATCGACGAGGCTCAGGAATATACTGCTGACCAAGAGAGTGCGCTTAAATATGTCGTGACCGACAGTCCCAATCCTCAGACGCTTATGTGCGGAACTCCTCCGACGGCTGTTTCTTCGGGTACGGTTTTCCTCAAATACCGAAAGAATACTCTTACAGGCAAGAATGAGAATTCGGGCTGGGCGGAGTGGTCTGTTCCGAAGCTCAGCGACGCTCATGACAGTGAACTCTGGTACGAAACAAACCCGTCGCTCGGCTATATCCTCAGCGAAAGAACTATCCGTGATGAGCTCGGCGACGATACCGTTGACGATAATATCCAGCGTCTCGGACTCTGGCTCACCTATAACCAGAAATCTGCCATAAGCCGCAGAGAATGGGAATCCTATATCATTGAACGACCGGAGATTAAAACTCCGGTCAAGCTGTTTTTCGGCGTAAAATACGGTAAGGCGACTCCCAATGTCTCGCTTGCGGTCGCTGTGAAAACAACCGACGGCAGAATCTTCGTTGAGGCAATTGACTGTAGGAGCGTCCGTGACGGAAACAGCTGGATTATTGCCTACCTCAGCAACGCTCATGCTGTCAGGGTCGCTGTTGACGGTGCGGGAAATCAGGATATTCTCGGTAACGAGATGAAAAGTGCTCTTGTGAAGTGCAGGGCGGTCATGCCGAAGGTCTCCGAAATCATCGAGGCTAACACGCTCTTCGAAAAACAGCTCTTTGAGGGACGTATCTGTCATGCAGGTCAGCCCTCGCTGTCTCAGGCGGCTTCGAACTGCGAACATCGTGCCATCGGAAGCGGAGGCGGGTTCGGCTATGCGGCTCTTTCCGAAGGAATTGATGTGACGCTCCTTGAAGCTGTTTCGCTCGCTCACTGGCTCTGTTTCAGCTCAAAAGATGTGAAAAAACAGAAAATCGCTTACTGAAAGGAGATTTTTATGGACAAAAATACTCTCGCACGTATCAACGGCTTCACCCGAAGAGAGTTCTCCGAAAGGGAACTTTACGTTTTCCCCGTCATCCTCTGCGATAACGACATCGACCGTGACGGTGAACGCTTCTCCGATGAGGCTCTGGAGTCGCTCAGAACCCTCTTCATCGGCAAAACAGGTATCTTCGACCACAATCCGAGTACCTCCAACCAGAGCGCACGTATCTTCGACACCGAGGTCGTGACCGATGAAGGCAGACTCACCAAGGACCGCCGTATCTATAAGTACCTCAAAGGTCAGGCTTATATGATACGTACTGCCGATAATGCCTCCCTTATCGACGAAATCGACGGCGGTATCAAGAAGGAAGTCAGCATTTCGTGCTCTGCATCGAAACAGATATGCTCTGTGTGCGGCTGTGACCGCCGTGAAACTCAGTGCACCCATATCCGTGGAAAAGACTACGGAAACGGGGAATGTCACTTTGTCCTCGACGGCATAACCGATGTCTATGAATGGAGCTTTGTTGCTGTTCCTGCACAGATAAATGCAGGAGTTACAAAGAAATATATTCCCGAAAAGGAGGAAAAATCAATGAAATTTACACCTATCAACACTCAGGAGGAGTTCGAAGCTGCTGTGAAATGCAGGGTTGACGCCGCTGTTGCCGATACCGAAAAACGCTTCGAGGGCTGGCTCTCTCCCGAGAATGCCGCAGTCATCACCAAGGAACGTGACGATACTGCTGCTGCCAATGCTCAGCTTTCCGCAAAAAACAAGGAATTTGAGCTTGAAACCCTCAGAATGAAGGCTGCAAACGAAAAAGGCGTTCCGCTTGAGCTTGCAGGCAGACTCACCGGAGATACCAAGGAGGAAATTCTCAGGGACGCAGAAAGCTTCGCCAAGTATTTCTCTGCACCGAAATTCAGACCTACTCCGTCATTTTCGGCGGAAAGAGCGCCCATGGACAATATGAATGCGGCTCAGCTTGAAATGCTGCACGAACTCGGCATGAATTAAGGAGGATATAAGATTATGGCACTCATTACTACTTCAGGTACTGTCTACAAACCCGAACTCGTCAAGGACCTCTTCAACAAGGTGAGAGGTCATTCAACCCTTGCAAAGCTCAGTGCAAGCGAGCCTGTTCCATTTTCAGGCATCGACGTTATGACGTTCTCTATGGACGGCGAAGCTTCAATCGTCGGAGAGGGGCAGAAAAAGCCTGCGGGCGACGCTGATGTAAAACCTACGACTATCAAGCCTGTCAAATTCATCTATCAGCACAGAGTTACCGACGAATTCCTCAAGATGTCGGCTGAAAAACAGCTCCCCATTCTCAATTCGTTCAATTCGGGCTTTGCCAAGAAAATCGCAAGAGGTTTCGATATTGCCGCTTTCCACGGCGTTAATCCCTCGACCAATGAAGATTCCGAAATCGTCGGAAACAACTGCTTCGACAAGCTCGTTACAAATGTAATTACTTACGATTCCGCTGCTCCCGATGACAATATCGACGCTGCAGCTTCTGTTATTCTTACGTCCGACGGCGTAATCAGCGGTATTGCAATGTCGTCAGAGTTCGGTGCTGCTCTCGGTGCAATGAAAACGGCCGACTCCCACGTTACTATATACCCCGAGTTCCGTTTCGGTGCGAATCCCGGAAGCTTCGGCGGTATCAATACCGATGTCAACGGTACCGTTTCGTTCGGAAACAGTCCCGACCGTGCAATCGTCGGCGACTTCGCAGACGCTTTCCGCTGGGGTTACGCTCAGAATATGACTTTTGAGATTATTCCCTACGGTGACCCCGACGGTCAGGGTGACCTCAAACAGCATAACCAGATCGTCCTCAGAGGTGAATGCTACGTAGGCTGGGGAATCCTCGACAAGGATTCGTTCGCACGTATCGCAACGGGAGGTTAAGTCATGATTTACCGCAATAAGAAAAACGGCAGAACTATCGAGATAGGCTCGGTGCTTAATTCTCCCGACTGGGAACCTGTTCTGACCGATAATGCCATTGAGGAGGATACTCCCGACATTGAATCCGTGGAGGATACTCCCGACATTGAATCCGTGGAGGATACTCCCGACATTGAATCCGTGGAGGATACTCCCGACATTGAATCCGTGGAGGATACTCCCGACATTGAATCCGTGGAGGATACTCCCGACATTGAATCCGTGGAGGACGCTCCCGACAATAATTCCGAGGAGGACGCTGCCGATGGGAAAGGTGTACGCAAGCGTAAGCGACATGACAGCTCTGGGGATAAGTCTGACGGCGGCTCAGACTCAGGCTGCTGAGATTCTTCTCTCAGCAGCTTCCTCGAAGCTCAGGCTCGCCGCAAAAAAACACCGTATCGACCTCGATGAACGTGTTTCTGCTGATGATGACTACGGCGAAGCGGTAAGAAGCGTCGTTATTCAGGCTGTTTCAAGAGCGCTGAACTCCGTTTCCGACGTTAATCCCGCACTCTCACAGGGCTCCGAAACAAACGGCAGCTACAGCGTTTCCATGACATATCTCAATGCAGGTCAGTCGCTGTATTTCCTCAGAAACGAACTCAGAGAACTCGGACTGATGCGGCAGACCTTCGGTGCTGTCGATATCTACGACCTGAACGGGAACGGAGGTTGATTTTATGTTCACTAACCATGCAGGCTGCACTATTTTTGAGAAGATAAGACGTGGACGTGAACCGTCATACGTCCGTCATACAACGGGTCCGTGCTACATCGAACAGAATCACGGTCAGAGCAGCGGCTCCGACAGGATTCCACGGAATTCCGATTTCATTTCGATTCCCGAAGCTTCGGCAGACTACCTCCCGAAGCCCGATGACCGTATCGTCTACGGTATCATCGACGGCGACGTTCCGCCTGCCGGTGCACTCACGATTCTGAGCGTAAAAGACCTTCGTTTCGGCTCTCCGAGAGTGCGTCATATCGAGCTGACTGCGGGGTGACGTTATGATTGACTTCAAAGGTGTGGAATTTGCTCCCGATTTTACCGTGAAGCACAGGAGAAATATCGCAGAGGCTCAGGATATCGTTGACAGCGAATGTCTGAAGCTCCTTCCCGATTATACTCCGATTGCCATGAAGCGTTTCAAGAACAGAGGTAAAATGAGCAGGTCACATAAGCGGCAGTCTCCCGGTGTTATTATCAATACCGAGCCTCTCGCCCGACGTGAATACTACACGAACAAGGGATTTTCGGGCAGGGGAAAGTTCTGGCTTGACCGCCTTAAAGCTGACCACAGGGACGACATCCTGAGGAGCGTGAAAAAACGATGAAAAAACCAATTATTGAGGGCGTCAGGGACTTCGTTCTCGGCTTCCCCGAGCTGAAGGACGGCTGTCTTACGGTGGACTGTCTCGGCTGTGAGCCTGTAGAGTACACTGTGGAGACCGTCCCGTGTGACCCGGTCCACACACGTTACGTTGACGGCGACTGCTTAAAACAGTTCCTGTTTATCTTCGCAAGCCGTGAGTACTTCGGTGCCGATGTCAATACGGCTATCGGGAACCTCTCGTTCTATGAGGAGTTCGAAAACTGGATTTCACAGAAGAATCTCTGCGGAGAGCTCCCCGATCTGGGCGGCGGACGTTCTCCCGACAGCATCGAGGTCCTCACAAGAGGCTATGCTCTCTCGGAGGAGGCTGATACGGCTCGTTACCAGATTCAGCTGCGGCTCCTTTATGAGGAAGAATTTACCGAAAAATATATTGTAAAGGGCTGATTCATACATCAGCCCATATTATTTTAATTTTCAAGGAGGAAAGTCTATGTCTATTGTTGCAAGACACAAGAAAATCGCATTCTACGGCGTTGTCGCCGAAGACGGTGAAAAGTTCGTCAGGATGCCGAAGTTCACTCAGCTCACCACCAGCAAGAACCCTATTGAGTATAATCGTCAGTACGTCGATGAGCCGTTTCAGGAGTCGGACGTCGTGGGATATTCGCCCTCGATTTCTTACGCCTTCGACCGTCACACCGACAAGGAGGTTCAGACCGACATCATCCGCATCTCTGATGAGGAGCTTATCGGCAGCGACGCTGTCCGTAATATCGTCGTGGTCGATATCGAAACGGGCGAGGCTGTGAAGCGTGCATATGCCGTGATTCCGTCCACAGAGGGCGACAATATCAACGTCTACACATATTCGGGCAATTTCAAGTGCAAGGGCGAACTCGTAATTGGTACGGCGGAAAGCTCCGATAACTGGCAGACCTGCACGTTCACTCCAAAAACAGAGTAGATTGACGGAGAAGCGGCGGATGCTTATTCCGTCGGCGACTCCGATGTACATAACAACGATGAACAGCCCGAAACGGCTGAATGAAAGGATTTGAGCCTATGAGCCGCAAAAACTGGGAAATCAACGGTCTGAGCCTTGAGTTCGATAATCAGGACGCAGACAACATGGAACGCTACGAAAATGCCTTCGACCTCATGGAAAAAGAAGCAAAACAGCTCCCCAAGGACGGCAGAGTCTCCGAAAGAATCAGAGCCTACTGCAACGTCTTCCGTAACCTTTTCGACAGAATCTTCGGTGAGGGTACTTCCGATAAGCTCTTCAACGGCGTCCCCATGAGTTCGGAACGCTATGAGGAAATCTACACACAGTTTCTGGAGTTCGTCAGAGAGCAGAACGACGCCTCTCATCAGAGACATGCTGCACGTATTTCTGCATATCTGCCCAATCGTAAACAGCGTCGGAGTGCCGCAAAGAATAAATGATTAATCTGCTGTATGAACCGCTTCCCGATTATGTCACAATCAGCGGACGTCGGTACGGTATTATCACCGATTTCCGTGAGTGGTTCCGATTCGCCGATATGATTCACGACGGGAGTCTCTCCGACAGGGAAAAGCTCTCTCTTATGACGCTGTACCTCGATGAGCCTCCCGAATCTGTTTCAACAGAGCTTGTCCGTGCCGTTTTCGCATTCTATGCCGCAGACGCACTCGATTCCGATACGGATAATCAGTACGACGGTCCCGATGATGACACCGCCGACGCTCAGCCGCTGTGCAGACCTCCCGTTTTCGACTGGAAATATGACGCTAAATTCCTGCTTGCCGATTTCAGACGCTTCTACGGTATCAATCTTCTCGACGCCGCACTCGATATGCACTGGTGGGAGTTCAGAAGCCTCTTTGCGGCTCTCCCCGACGATTCCCAATGTATGAAGCGTATCTCAATCAGAAGCACTGACCTCGGCAGTATCAAAAATGATGCGTACCGTGCGAAAATTGCCCGTCTGCAAAGACTTATCGCTCTCCCGTATGAAATGTCGGACGACGAAATCTCCGCCGTTTTCGACATTCAGTGAGGTTTTACCATGGATAACAGAATTCGTGTCCCACCCATTGAACTGAGGTGGCTGCTCTGCCCGTTCTGCGGAGCTAAAACAGTTCTTTTCGACAACACCGCCAACTGTCATGGCGTGCATATAAAGTGCACAAGAGGCTGTAAACAGGTGTTTGAAATTAAAATCAGAAACGGAGAACAAGTGCATTCCTGAGCCTTTGAGCCGCACATTCCCGTCCGTAAGGAGGAATTTGTGTGGCTTTTGACGGTACTTTGAAATTCGATACCGCTATTGATAAATCAGGATTTGAATCAGGAGTCGGCAGTCTTGTCGGTCTCGCAAAAAAGGGCATGGAGCTCTGCAACACAGCTATTACGAAGACTGCGGGTGCGATGGTCACACTCGGAAAAAGCTCTCTTGAAGCTTATGCAGACTACGAACAGCTCTCGGGCGGCATTCAGACGCTGTTCAGCACTACCCAAAAATCTTATGGGGAACTCTGTAACGAAATGCTTGCTCAGGGTGCATCAATTGACGAGTTTGAAGCCAAGTGGCATGAGTACAATCAAGGCGTTTATGATGCTATGGAAAATGCCGCCGTCGCTTTCAAAACAGCAGGCATGTCCCAGAATCAGTACATGGAAACCGTTACGTCGTTCTCGGCAGCACTCATTGCGTCCCTCGGCGGTGATACGGTAAAGGCGGCTGAACTCGCCGATATGGCTATCATCGACATGGCTGACAACGCCAACAAAATGGGCAGCTCCATGGAGAGCATCCAGAACGCTTATCAGGGCTTCGCCAAGCAGAATTATACCATGCTCGATAACCTCAAGCTCGGTTACGGCGGTACCCAGAAAGAAATGCAGCGTCTGCTTGCCGATGCTGAAGCGATTTCGGGTATTCACTACGATATAAGCAGTTATGCCGACGTTGTTGAGGCTATTCACGTCATCCAGACCGAAATGGGCATCACGGGTACCACCGCAAAGGAAGCCTCAGAGACTATCAGCGGTTCTCTGGCTGCTGCGAAAGCGGCTTGGGAGAATCTTCTTATCGGTATTGCCGACTTTGAGGAACAGGACGCCGAAAAGCTTCTCGGTGATTTCGTTGAGAGTGCTGCCGTTGCCGCCGAAAACATTATGGAGCGTATTGATGTCATTATCGGCGGAATAGGCGAACTCGCTCCGTCTATCGGCGGTATTCTCGGGGACGCCGTTACAAGGATTGCGGAGTTCCTCCCCGATATTGTAAGCATGGGTAAGGATGTCGTCCTAAGTCTGGCGGACGGTATTACCGAAAATATTGACACCATAAGCGGATGTGCACTCGAAGTCGCAGGGGCGTTCATTACGGCGTATGCTCAGCTGCTCCCGAAGTGGTATGAAATCGCCGCAAAGGCTCTGAACTCCGTCGCAAAGGGCATCACCGACAACCTCCCTCAGATTAAACAGACTGCCCGACAGCTCATCATCGACCTGACCGACTCGCTGACAACAAACCTCCCGATTCTCATCGAAGCCGCAGCAGAGATTGCTTCCGCACTCGCTGAACTTATTGCCGATAATACCGACGTTCTGCTCGACGGCGCTTTGCAGGTGCTGGAGGTTCTCGCTTCATGTCTGCTCGATAATATCGACGTTCTGGTTGACGCTGCCGTCGGACTCGTTCTCGCTCTGGCGGAATATATCAGCGACAACTCTCAGGAGCTTGCCGAAACAGCGATTTCCCTCGTCAAGGAGGTCGTCGATGTCCTCATTGAGAACGCTCCCGAACTTCTGGCGGCGGCTCTGGTACTGTTCGGCGCAGTCCTCGAGGCGGTCTATACCGTTTTTGAGGAGATACTCACCGAAATCGGCGATTCAATTACCGAAATCGGCGAAACCCTCGGTGAGGGCGCAATGGACGCCGTTCAGAGCGTCGGGGAATGGTTCTCGGAGCTGCCTTCCGAAATTGCTCAGGGTCTGTCCGACGTGCTTTACGACATCGGCGACTGGGGCAGCGACCTCCTCATCGCAGGCAGGGACGCCGCTAAGGAGCTTGTCGGCTCAATCTCTGATAAAATCGGCGAACTCCCGGACAAAATGGTCGAAATCGGCAAGGAACTCGTCGAGGGTATCTGGGACGGCATAAAGTCCGCCAAGGACTGGCTTTTCGATAAAATCTCCGACTTCGGCGACGATATTATTGACGGTGCCAAGGAGATTTTCGATATCAATTCGCCGTCCCGACGCATGAGGGATGAGGTCGGTGAGCCTATTGCCGAGGGTATCGGCGTCGGCATGAATGAGAATATCCCTCGTATTGGCAGGGACGCTGTCCGTGCTCTGGAGGGTATTTCTCCCGAAATCAGCGTGAAGGCGCTCCCCGAAATCGACAGCTCCGCTTTCGAAGCTCTCAGAGTCCACTCCGCACACGCTGATGCGGTCTTTGCCGAATCTGCTCCCGTTTCGGAAATTACGAATAATGTGTGGAATTACAGCACGGAAAAGCCGTCTCCCGAGGATGTGCGTCCCATTGAGCTTCATGCTCAGTTTGTAGTCGGAGAGGAAGTCGTGGCGGAGGGAGTTGCCGTTATCGCTTCCGACAATATCGACCGTCAGCAGGGCGTTACCGTCAAGCTCAAGGAAAGGAGTCTCGCATGATTAAGGGCATTACAGTGAACGGTCTGCACTCGTATCAGAGGTTCGGTCTGAGGATGCTCAGCCGAAACATCGGTGCAGCTCCCAAGGACGAATATACCGAAAGGGTCCCGTTCAGCAGCGTTACCCACGATTTCAGCCGTATCTGCGGCGAGCCTTCCTTCGGTGAACGCACCCTCACTTATACCTTTGAGTTTCTGGAATTCCGCACGAAAACCGCTGAGGAAAACATCTTCGCCGTTATGGAATGGCTCTGCTTTGCCGACCGTCAGAAGCTCTGGGACGATATGCTGCCGAATCACTTCTTTGAGGTGCGTGAACCGACTGTCAGCTTCTCCGAAAGTCACGGAGTCCACAAAATTACTGCCGTTTTCAAGGCGAATCCCGTTATCGGGCAGAATCCGAATCTCTATGCGGCTGCGGTGAACTTCCCCGATATCGACGGCGACGGCATTATTACTGCTGCCGATGCCGCTATGGTGCTCGAAGCCTACACAAAGCTCAGCAGCGGTGAGGATACGGGTCTGACCGACGCTCAGCTCAGAGCCTGCGACGCCGATATGGACGGCAAAATTACCGCCTCCGATGCAACTCTCGTGGTGAATTTCTACGCCGAAGTCCAGAACGGTGCCTACTACGGCGACGCTGACGGCTGGGCGGATTATCTCAGGGACGTTTCGGGGAAGTATTACCGTCTCATCGACAGCGAGGGCTTCTACCTTGTTGACTCCGAGGGCTTCGTCCTTTATACGAAAGAAGAATAAGGCATCATCGTGCAGGGGCGAAAAATAATACGAATTATACGGGACGTCGAGACGCCGTCCCCTACAAATGGCTATTATACGCATACAAATGTAGGGACGACCATTGGTCGTCCGTAAATAATTACGCATTACGCATTACGAATTATTCGTGATGTCGAGGAAGCCGTCCCCTACAATGCAGATAAAAAGGAGGTTTTTTATTATGGCTGATTCAACCGAAAAACAAAAGAATATCAAGGTCTCGGGCGAAGATATTGAGGAGGCGGTCACAAAAATATCGACAATCGAAGCTAACATTAAGGCGAATGCATCCAACATTGAAGAAACAAACAGCCGAATTGATGAGCTTGCAAATAACAGCAATGCTGAACTGTCGGCACAGGTCGAGCAGAATAAAACTGATATTTTATCAGTTAATGAAAAAGTTGAGGGTTTAAAGGCACAGGGAGCACAGCAAACACCGTTATTCGCAGAAAGCATTGAATGGCTTGAAGAAAATGGTGATACTTCAAAGGTTTATGTGCTGTCTGACGGGTATATCTACGGATATATGACAAAAACTGTTACGGTAAACCCGACAAATCAAATTCCTTTGTCCATCAATGCTGATAAAACACCGTATAACGGCGGTACAGGTATCAAGTCTGGGTATCGTCTCAATTCACAGGGACAAGAAGTTGCAATATCATCCTACAGCGTAACTGGATTTATCTCTGCAAAGTTCGGCGATACCTTACGTTTTTTCGGCATTGTCGGCAATACAGAAAGTAACACGAGAATATGCTATTATGACGAAAATTTCGCCTTGTTAAACACCATAGGTGGTACTGATGTCAAAGAGATGTTTAACAATGGTATATATAATATTACCGATAACTTGGCGGACAGAGGATTAATGACAAACATTGAAAATATGGCTTATTTCCGTTTTTCAGCGCCTACAATAAACTCCCAATCTATCGTAACTGTAAACGAACCCTTGGAGTCCGTTACAACGACAAAAGCCGGATGGAATAGTACCAATCATGCGTTTGTTCCAGCAGATTACGAGGAACAAATCACAGAACTTGAAGAACGTGCGGCTATATTGGAAAATCGGGTTGACGAGCTATCGGCAGGTGAAAACGGGACATTTACCTATGTTAGCGAAGAAGCAAAGAGAGTTGCTGAAATTATTCAAGTAAAACGTACAGTTGGTAGCTTGACGTTCACGGCAATGGCTGATTTTCATGTTGAGGTTGATACGACTGTTACAAGTTTTCCGCTTAAGGATAATCTTACTTCTTGTCGTGATGCAGGTCTTGGCCTTGCAGAGATGCAGAAATATTTCAAGCTTGATTTTGCGGCTGTGCTTGGAGATTATACTTACAGCGATAGCACTGAAACAATCGAGCAGGTTAAAAAAGATTTGACCTACGTTAAAAAGTGTATGACCGATGGTATGAAAGGGATTCCTAATATTTGGGTAACAGGCAACCACGATATAAATTATGGTAAGGACACGCCACGTAGAATGACCGAAGATGAAATGTATGCTTATCTGACTGGTAACAACAAGTCGACAGTGCAGGACGGTGGCAAAATCGGAAGAAACTACGGATATATTGATTTTGAAAATCAGAAAATTCGCTGTATTTATCTGAACACTGTTGATGTGTTCGATTATCCAGATAATACTGATGGGGCAGCCGATGATGCTATGGAAATCACAGCGGTACAGGCCCAATGGCTCATTGACGTCGGTTTAGATTTCAGCGATAAATCAGCACCAACAGAATGGGGTGTGGTTATTCTGTCACACCACTGCCTCAGCCAGTTTATGCACGTTACAGCGATTTTAACCGCATATAAAGACGGGGCGAGCGGAAGTGTGGCTGTCACAACAAATGGAGTTGATACTAAGGTTAATTATGACTTTACAGGTGTAAGCCGTGGTGAAATTATATGTGCAGTACACGGTCACGACCATAATTTTACCTATCGTAAAATTAGTGACGAACCTTGGCATCAAGTTACAGAAGAAAAGTCGTGGCTTTGGAGTATCTGTGTACCAAACGTAGATACCACAAGGAACAACGAAAAAGCAACCAGTGCAGATGAAGCTTACAAACAGGCTTTTGGTGAATTTGATGAGAATGGCACTCCTGTCTATTATCCTAAAACACAGGGGACAGCAACAAGCACAAGTTTCTGCGTTTTCACGATTGATAGAAAGAATCGCAAGATACACGCTATTGCTTATGGTGCAGGCATTGACAGAGAAATCTCATACTAAGCAAATTAAATATAAAGGAGGGGGAAAATGTACAGAGTCATCATACAGAACGGCGGTTCGTCCGAGGTTCTTCATGAGCTTTCACCTAAAAGCAGCAGACGGCTCGGTTCGGGGAAGTTCTCGGAGGAGGTCAACAAGATACCTTCGTTCGTGTTTTCGGTTTTTCCGTCGAATCCGTGCTTTGACAGACTCTCCGACCGCAGAACGGCAGTCTCGGTGCTCAATACGCTCACCAATGAGACCGAATTCGAGGGGACTGTCCTCATGACCACAAAAAGCATGAGCACTTCGGGGAAAGTAGTCAGAACGGCAGTCTGCGAGGGCTTTCTCGGCTTCCTCTGCGACAGCGTCCAGATGTACCGACACTTCTCCGATACCGACGCCGCAGGCTTTCTCAGTGCTCTGCTCGATGTCCACAACGCCCAGATGCTTCAGGCAGGCTCTCCCGATAAGCAGATTTTCCTCGGAATGTGCGACGTCGTCGGCGACAACACCAACAGCAAAACTACCGCCTACCGCAATACTCTCGACGAAATCAGGACTAACCTCATAGACCGTATCGGCGGCGAAATCAGGGTCAGAAGGGTGGACGGCGTGCTCGTTCTGGACTACCTCACTCAGATTTCAAGGCGCAGTTCTTCCCGAATCGCTCTTGCTGACAATATGCAGTCGCTTGAAGTGAAAACGGACTCGACAAATATTATCTCAATGCTGATTCCTCTCGGCGCTCAGACAGACTCCGATTCCGCAAAAAGACTCGATATTTCTTCTGTAAACGGCGGTTCTCCGTACATTGTGGATGAGTCTGCACTGCAAAAATACGGCCCGATTGCGGGGACGGTCGTCTTCGACGATATTACTCTCCCCGAAAATCTCATCAGGGCAGGTCGTGAGTACCTCGGAAACAACAACCGTGTGAAGAGTGCTTACCGTGCTCAGGCTCTTGACTTGTCCATGCTCTACAAAAGCCGTGAGAGTATACGCTGCGGAAACATCCATCCTTTCTACAACCCACTGCTCGGCGTTGATGAGGAGCTCCGCATCATGAAACGGACTGTCGATATTTACAAGCCGTATAAGCCTGTCCTCGAAATCGGCGACAAGGCTGACTGCCTGACCGATATTGCAGTCCGTAATGCCAGACTTATCGAATACGAGCTCCCTCGTCAGAAGAATGAAATCCTCTCTGCCGCAAGAGACATTGCTACGGCTCTCATCAATGCAGGCATAAACGGTTATGTCTCGGTCAGCGGAAATGAGATCCTCATTATGGATACTCCCGATAAGGAAACGGCTTCAAGAGTGTGGCGCTGGAACTCGGGCGGCTTCGGCTACAGCAGCAGCGGCTACAACGGTCCGTATTCGACTGCCGTCACGATGGACGGTGCTATCGTTGCAGACTTCATTACCGCAGGCGTCCTCCGTGGTCTTGAAATCAATAACGGCGACGGTACTTTCCATGTCGCTCCCGACGGTACCGTTACTGCGGCCGCTGTCAATATCACGGGCGGCAGCGTCAATATCACTACCAACGACGAGAATTACGACGTTATCGCTCTGAACTGCGGTAACTGGTTTCATCAGCTATCGCCACTTCAGTGGGTCCTTCAGAACAAGGGGACAGGCTCGACCATTCTTGCTCAGGCAGGCGGTATCTTCTTCTATAAGGATGACAAGCTGAAACTGACTATCAGTGCGGAGGGTTCACTTTTCTTTTATAAGAATGATGAGCTGAAACTGACTATCAGTGCGGAGGGTTCACTTTTCTTTTATAAGAATGATGAGCTGAAACTGACTATCAATGCGGAGGGTACAATAAGAACGTCCGATTATATTATCTGTGAGGACCTTATGTTCAAGGATTCAGATTCGGTTTATAACTCGCTTCGTGGAACCATCGACACGCTGAACTACCGTGTTTCAAAACTCGAATCAGCTAAGGAGGCTTGATAATATGCTCACTTTTTACGACAAAATCCCCGATATGGAGTGTATTCAGGGAGATACGCTCCCCGTCTTCGAAATCTGCGTGGACGGAAATCAGGTCGGCGGAAGTATGTTGCTGCTGATTGCTCCCAAGAACGACCCGACACGTGCTGCCGCAGAGATAAAAGCGTCTGCATCAAAAAACGGTTTCGCCGTTCAGATTACAAGCAGGGAGACTTCGCTCCTCACCGAAGGCACGTACCTGCTTGTGTTCTGCCTTGTCTCGGACGGTCTCTGCTATAAGAAGCTCGCAGGCTGCATGAGAGTTTCGGCGGCTCCCGTTCCGACGGAGGTGTGATATGCAGTTTACGTTTACTGTTCAGACCGATGTGAAGCTCGGTTTTGATGTGCCGAAGGTTCCCGAGGAGGGGAGTGTTCCCGCAAACTCGGTTCCGTCGCTGATGTCCGCAATTACAGACGATATGCACGTTATGGGAAATGCTTCAGAGGAGGTTATATAATGGCAATTACGCAGACATTATTTACAACAAATGACGAGGTGGCTGCATGGCTCACAGCTAACCTCGTTCCGACCTGTTTCGACAAAATCGAGGACGGTGCAGACGACAAATTTGAATACTGGGACTGCTATGTGGGTGACCACAAGCTACTGAGAATTAACAAACGACCGAACTCGCCGTGCTATGTGTTCGGCAAAGAAGGCAGCGCCGAAGTCTATATGACGAAAGTAGGCATAAATAATACCGTACTCAGAGCTGGGCGTGCCTGTTCCAAGGGTGTGGTGCTTGTACCGTATATCCCAACAACACCAAGTAATGTCGGCTGTCTGGTTATCACCAAGGATAATAACGGCAATACGACAATTGTCGGTACTCCCGACGGCTCATATTATTACTGCTCATCGGGACAAAACACTCAAACTATCTCTCCGCATAGGCTGGTAGTCTGCAATAAAAACAGCCGTCTGAGTTCGTATCCCTACCTGTACCATATAAGTGCCACTACCTATTCTGCGACTACTCTGACACCCCTTCCCGTCTACGGTGACGACAACGCCTACACGCCCGACTGCTTCCTGCTTATCACGCAGGAATATCCCGACGCAGTCAAAATAGACATTGATGGCGTCAAGTATATCAACAACGGTGCGTGGTGCCTGAAGGACGGTGGCTAAACTATGAAGTACATTATTATGCTTATGATTGTCCTCGGACTTGCTGTTTCCGACTTCGTTACGGGTCTCATCAAGGGTTACGTCAACCACGACCTCAACAGCGCCAAAATGCGTAAGGGCGGTCTCAATAAAATCGCTGAGCTGACCGTTATGGCTACGGTGTGCGGTCTTGAAATCGGCATAAAAGAGCTCGGAAAGTATTACTCCGCCGAACACCTCGCCGAAATTACGGGTGCTGTCGCCGCTATCGCCGTCTTTTGCTATGTCGTGCTTATGGAGATTGTATCCATTCTCGAAAATTACGCCGAAATAAGTAAAGCCGAATGGGTCGCTAAGTTCCTCAAACGGCTTAAAAATGTCAAAAACAAGGAGGAATAATTTATGAATTCACCTTATATGGGAAAATTCCGTGTCTCACAAGAGTTCCGTCCGCCTCAGAATCCCTCTCATGACGGTCTCGACCTCGTTGGAATCGACAGCAAGGAGATTCATGCTACTGTCAACGGTACCGTCCACTTCGCAGGCTGGGAAAATCCCAACAACCACGCTCAGGGCTTCGGTCTCTACGTCTGCATCAAGGGCTGCGACGGTCTCTTCTACTACTACGGTCATCTGTCCGAACTCAAGGTCTCCTCGGGTCAGTCCGTCAAGTGCACCGACGTCGTCGGCATCGAGGGCAGTACGGGTCACTCCACAGGCAGCCACTGTCACTACGAAATCCGCAAAGCTTTCTTCAAGGGCGCCGAGGTCGTCAATGTCTCCGAAAAGTCAGGCATCCCCAATTCAGCAGGCTCTACCTTCGACGACGGATATCGTCCTCCTCCATCGGCTCCCAAACCTTCTAAGTTCGTCACTCTTACTGTCGATGAACATACTTACTCCGGTCTCCTTACCGAAATATGATACGGAAAACGGCAGGTTCATAAAGAGCCTGCCGTTTTTGTTATGTATATCATTATGGTACGTATTCTTCAGTTCCGATATCGGTCAGGAGTCCCTTAACCTCAGCATATGGCATAACATAACGTTGGTTGAGATAACGAAGCGAGGCTGCGAGTTCGCCGTCTGGACCTCCAAGCTGAGATATTATGATCTTGGCGAGTTTTGCGTTTGGAGTTTTAATATTAACGGGATACTGCAATTTGTTATAATATCCATGATGTACATAACTGAATGTGACTATAAATGGGAGTTTATCATTAGATTGTTTTTTACTGTAGGTGCAGGTATAACTGGTGACGATATTCAGGTGATAATTTATATGAACTGTATTGAAAAAAGGGTGGCTTTTTCAAGCCACTCTATTTGTTTTTATATAATTGGAGATATGACCATCCTTCATTTCTCTAATAAAATTATATTTCTTGCTCGCAATGGATTTGTTTCGAGTTTATGAGCGTTTTTAGATTATTTGATTGAATAGAAATTGAATTATAGTTTTTCTACATATATTAAAAAATATACACAAAAGACGAAATTTGTTAAATCCTTTTTGTTGATTATAAATATTGACATAGTGCGTCGAATATGTTATTATTATCAAGTTGTGAAAATTGAAATATAGAAAAAATATATATATAAATAAATTATTTTTAATTCATGAATATAGGGTTTGTATTATCGGTTTTATTGAATATGATGGTAATAGGCTCAAAAGTGAGCTTGTTATAAATAAAACGTACATAGTACAGAAGGGATGTAAAAAATGAAGGGGAGAATGTTTAAACTCATTCTTTCGGCATTGATGTCAAGTGCAACAGTACTTACATCAGTACCATCATCTGCATATGCTGAAACAGCAAGCAGAGCAAATTCAGAAAGCAATCACGCTCATGTTCATGAGCACGATGATTGCGAAGAAACAGACGAGCACGCTCATGAAGATTGTAATGAGGAAGATGTGCTTGGTTCATGCGCAGAGGAACATGAGCACGCAGAGGACGCTGCTTGCTGCGATAGTCATGAGGAGTTACTCCTTGGTGACGGAATCACAGTAGCTGTTCTCGACTCCGGAATCACATCAATTGAAACAGCGAAGGACATTTCGTTTGTTGATGATGAAGAATTCAGCGAGCATGGCAATATGATGGCAGAGACACTTATCAACAAGGTTCCTGAAATCGCACTCTACGATGTTCGTGTACTTGATTCAGAGGGGAAAGGAAAGTACTCTGATATCAGCGAAGCAATCGTATGGTCTGTTGACAATGATGCAGATATTATCGTAATGAGCTTTGAAGGCTTTGAAGCATCAACAATTCTTGAGGATGCAATCAATTATGCAGCACAGAACGACGTTCTTATGATTGCTGCAGCCGGAAACGATGGACTTGAAAAGGCAGTATATCCTGCAGCATATTCGTCTGTAATATCCGCAGGTTCACTTGCAGAAGACGGAACAATCAGCCCGATTTCAAACTACGGAGTATCGGTAGATGTATTCATAAATGCAGCAGAGGGAACATCATACGCAGCACAATATGTTGCAGCAGACGCTGTTAAGTTCATGCAGGCAAATCCCGATGCAGACAGTGATGAAGTAAGAGCTGTACTCACAGGAAATAAGTCCAAGGAATTTACAGCGGTAAGCGGTTCTGAGGATTCTTATGTTTATGCAGCTGCTTGTTCACATAGTTGGGGTTCATGGGTAACAACCAAAAATGCAACATGTACAACAACAGGTTCAAGATATCGTATATGTTCAAAATGCAGAACAAGACAGACATCAACTATATCCAGCTATGGTCATTATGTAAGTAGTGGTTCTTACAATACAACAAAGTACCCTACATGTACAACAACAGGTACAAAAGTGCTTTATTGTTCAAGAAGCGGATGTAGAGCTGTGCTTAGCAGCCAGACAATTCCAGCTCTCGGACACAGCATTAAGTCAACAGTTGTAAGTCCTACATGTACAGCACAGGGTTACACAATAAAGGATTGTACAAGAAGTGGATGTTCATACTACACTAAGACAAACTATACTGCTGCAAGAGGACACAACTGGGGTTCATGGATAACATCAAAGGCAGCAACATGTACAACTGCAGGTTCAAAGTATCACACATGCACACGTTGTTATACAAAGCAGACATCAACAATTCCTGCATATGGACACAGCATTAAGTCAACAGTTGTAAGTCCCACATGTACAGCACAGGGGTATACAATTAATGATTGTACAAGAAGCGGATGCTCATACTACACCAAGACAAACTATAAGGCAGCTCTTGGACACAATTGGGGTTCATGGGTAACAACAAAGGCAGCAACATGTACAACAGCAGGTTCAAGGTATCACACATGTACACGTTGCAAAACAAAGCAGACATCAACAATTCCTGCACTTGGACACAGCATTAAGTCAACAGTTGTAGCTCCCACATGTACAGCACAGGGATATACAATTAATGATTGTACAAGAAGCGGATGTTCATACTCCACTAAGTCAAACTATAAGCCGGCTCTTGGACACAATTGGGGTTCATGGGTAACAACCAAAAATGCAACATGTACAACAGCAGGTTCAAGGTATCATACATGTACACGTTGCAAAACAAAGCAGACATCAACAATTCCTGCATATGGACACAGCATTAAGTCAACAGTTGTAAACCCCACATGTACAGCACAGGGTTACACATTAAATGATTGTACAAGAAGCGGATGCTCATACTACACCAAGACAAACTACAAGGCAGCTCTTGGACACAGCATTAAAACAACAGTAGTAAATCCCACATGTACAGCACAGGGTTACACAATAAAGGATTGTACAAGAAGCGGATGTTCATACTACACCAAGACAAACTATAAGGCAGCTCTTGGACACAATTGGGGTTCATGGGTAATAACAAAGGCAGCAACATGTACAACAACAGGTTCAAAGTATCACATTTGCACACGTTGTAAAACAAAGCAGACATCAATAATTCCCGCACCTGGACACAGCATTAAGTCAACAGTAGTAAACCCCACATGTACAGCACAGGGTTACACATTAAAGGATTGTACAAGAAGCGGATGCTCATACTCCACTAAGTCAAACTATAAGCCAGCACTTGGACACAGCATTAAAACAACAGTAGTAAAGCCCACATGTACAACACCCGGTTACACAATTAAGGATTGTACAAGAAGCGGATGTTCATATTACTCAAAGATAACTATACCTGCAACAGGACACAATTGGGGTTCATGGGTAATAACAAAGGCAGCAAAATGTACAACAACAGGTTCAAAGTACCGTGTATGCTCAGTGTGCAAGACAAAGCAGGTATCAACAATTTCCGCACTTGGACATAGTTGGAAGGCAAGTAAAACTGTAGCACCCACATGTACAGAAAAGGGATACACTTTATATGTATGCAGCAGAAGCGGATGTACTGCAACAAAAAAGACTAATTATAAAGCAACACTTGGACACAGCATTAAAACAACAGTAGTAAAGCCCACATGTACATCTAAGGGTTACACATTAAAGGATTGTACAAGAAGCGGATGCTCATACTACGTAAAGAGTAATTATACATCTGAGCTTGGTCATTATGTAAGCAGTGGTTCTTATAACACAATTAAGGCAGCAACATGTACAACAAAGGGTGAAAAGGTTCTTTATTGCTCAAGAAGCGGATGTAAGGCAATTCTCGACAGACAGGAAATTCCTGCACTTGGACACAGCATTAAAACAACAGTAGTAAAGCCCACATGTACAGCTAAGGGTTACACATTAAAGGATTGTACAAGAAGCGGATGCTCATACTACGTAAAGAGTAATTATACATCTGAGCTTGGTCATTATGTAAGCAGTGGTTCTTATAGCACAATTAAGGAAGCAACATGTACAGAAAAGGGTGTAAAGGGACTTTATTGCTCAAGAAGCGGATGTAAGACAGTACTTGACAAACAGGATATTCCTGCAAAGGGACATAGCTGGGAGAGCACATGGACAATTCGTTTGAAGCCTACATGCAGCAGAGAGGGCTCTAAGGTACGTAGCTGCCAGAGAACCGGCTGTACAGAACATCAGTCAGAAAAAATTGCTAAATTAGATGCACAGTTACTTGGTACAGTAAATATTAATGGAAACAATAAAAGTGTTTATATTGTAGAAAACTTATCAAATGCTTCTCAGTTATCAGATTCAGTAATTATTTATGATGCTGTTGAGTCTGATGGATATGTAAACTACCAGGTACGTGACTCATACAAGATCAATGATTTAGGCGCAATGTCTGATATATGTGATATGATTATAGAATACAATAGCGACGCAGGCAGAAGCCGTTGGGATCGTACAAATGCTAGTTTAGTTGCCGAGTGGGTAGAACATAATGCATTATATCTTGTTCCAAATGGCGATATTAAGGATTGTGCACAGCATGTTGACCTTGACGAAGATGCAGAAGGCACACCTGCTGGCGTGGTAAACGGTATTATTAAATAATCGCTGGAAATAGTTTAACTTTTTTTGAACTATAATCTGTATACTAAGTGGGTAATCAGAAACGATATCAATTTCATTTTTGATTGTTCACTTTAAAGTCGACAGTAATAATTATTGTATCAATACCAATGAACTGACTCCGCAATTTAAGCGGAGTCAGTTTTATTTTTTAGCAGAGTCGATATGTGACATGGAGTCGCTTTTATAGTCTGGAGCTACGGGGAATAATCCCCGGCGGCTTCTTTTTATCAATCCATAAGTATTTCCATATTTTTCATATTGCTTATATCCTGACCAGTAAATGCAATCTGCATGAGGGCAAAGGTTATGTCAGCCGACAGCTTTTCTTCTTCCTCCTTGGTATGCTTTGGGATATGACAGATGATATTAGCACCGTTATAACGGTTTTTTATAACGCCTATGATCTCTGTATCTGTCTCGGTTTCGCTGATGATATCATATTCTGTGCGCTCCCACATTGAGGGTTTTTCTTTCTTCTTTGTTGCCAT